CATCTTTGATTTTACCAAATACTTTTTGGTCTGCAACTCTTTTTTCTTTTTCTTCTGCTGTTTCACCCTCTGGTGCAGCTAAGTTATCTAAACCCTCAACTGTTCTAGCGGCAATCTTTTCAAAGATACTTATCTTTTTTTGTTCTTCCTCATACTTTTTTAATTCAAGTTGTGCAGATGCTTTTTCGGCATCAGTAAATTGAGAATTACCTTTTGCAATTTCTTTTAATTCTAATACTTCATTTTGGGTATACTTTGCAGCTGCTAATCTTGATTTTTCATTTGATTCTGCATTTTCTTTAAAAGTATCACCTTGTTCTTTTAGTCTGTTTATAACACCAGAACTACCTCTTTCTGCAATTGCAACTTGTCTTGCAGCATCTTCTTTTGCTTGTTTAGATGCAAACTGTCCATTTATTCTTCCAGTTTCAACGACCTTTTTTAAATCTTTTAATTCTTTTGCCGTTAATTCTCCATCACTAATTCTTTTCCTATTCGCATCATCTGCCTTTTTTGTTTGTTCTTCAACCCTTTTAACAAGATTCATCATTGCTTCATTATTTTTTGCAGCGAATTGTTCGGTTAAACGATTAAGGTTTTCACCTCGTCTTTTTTGGTCTGGAGTTTCGGCCATTTATCTACTTCTTTTTATCTGCATATGCGTTTGCACCAAAGTAGGCGGCAACTAACGCTGATATAGCAACAAAATATGTCGGTGCAATATCACCAATAATTTTTGCAGCAGTTTCTTGTCCTAAGAATGATGTAATAAAAATACCAGCAGGATACAATAACATACCTAATAACGCAAACCATGTCATCTTACGCATTGCATCTCTACGAGCATCTGCATCTTCAAGTTCTTTTCTTTTAAATTCCAAATCCATCTCCATTTCTTGTTTTGAAATGTGACCATCACCATTTGTGTCTTTCTTTGCGACTTCTGGGTCTACTGTTACTTCAACGGCCATAATTATCCCCTCTTTTGTTTCTCGTTCTCTCTTTTTATTCTTTCATTCTCTTCTTTAATATATTGGTCAAGTAATACAATATATATTTCCCTTTCCCACGGTATCATATTTTCCAAATCATATAATGAGTACTTGTAGTGTTGCATCATCTGAAAGTTAGTTCTAAAGAAACTTTCAAGACTATCATGTGAAAGGGCTATTCTAAAAAACTTTGCAGTCCTTCAACAACCACTTCATTTTCAACACCAGTATTAGGATTAGTAACCATTACTGTATGACTTAACTTAGGTGCAGTATCATAAAACTCTTGTATCTTCTCAAATTGTTCTGTATTTAATTGTTCAATAAAATCATCTAATTCTTTTTTACTAAACTCTTCATATACTTCTTCTTTGTCGTAGATATTCTTTACAGTCTTTTGGATAATGTCCATACTAATTTTTACAGCACCATCTTCTTCATTCATTTCCATCATGTCTTTAATTCGTGGATACCTCATAGTAATACCCACCCCATCAATTAATTTTATATCTCCATCTGTAATTGTATCAGTTTTCATTTTAATATCATCTAACATAATTTCAGTTGGTACATAAGTTTTCTTATCATCTGGACATAGAATATTAATCTTCATTTTCTCTCCTACAGATTTACCTCTAATCTGTAAAAACACATATTCTAAATCAAATGAAGTCATTTCTTCTGGTTTCTCAATCTTTCCAAAAGTGCATGACTTAATAATTTCACAGACAGATAACAACATATCTTTGTTATTACCAGTTTCTTGCGACATCATAAGAACCTTTTGTTCTTTCACTAGAAACGGTCTATATTTAATTTTCTCCTTAGTTGATGGTAATTCCAACTCAAAGGTTGGTGTATTCAGTTTTGGCAAAGCCATAGTATATTCTCCTATTCATAATTTTAAATCAAATAATTTTTTAAGATACTCCAGAAGTTGTATTATTTCTGAATTCTCTTCCTATAGTACTAAAGTATCTATATTTAAATCCAATTCCTATAGTACCAACTGCTGTTGATGTATCTTGACTTAATCCAACAGCGTTTATAGTGTCTGGAAAACACTCATGAACTCTTACTCCATATTTTCTTTTGTCTTGTTCATCTAGTGTATATATTTCTAAACTTCCAACATATTCTTTATAATAATTAAGGTCATATGTATCTGAATTGAAAGTAGACTTTTGCCATTCTTCAAAATACAACTTTTCTGTTAATTTAGAGTCTAGGTAAAATGTTGCACTTAAAGTTCCATAAGTCTGACCTTGTACAATATCATGTGGTGGGCCGTATATATTACTATTCATTACTGCTCTTAATGTTCTATCTGGTAATGATATTTCTTTGATATGAAATTGAACTTGTTTAGTTGCACTTGACATAGATGTGGGAGAGTTAATTAATATTTCAAATCTATTAGTTCTCATAAAACCTTCTGATTTAAAAACATCAATTGCTTGGTCACTTGGTTGTATAGTATTACCAAGGTATCTATTATCTCTAGTATAACTCATCTTGCAATCTTTCTTGAATCTGCCCAGACTTGTGTATCTGATGCTTTCTTAAATCTTTGTACTGGTAACATAATCGCAGTCAAATTATCTTCTGTTTCTACTTTCCTAAACATAGACCTTGCATATCCATACAAATATCTTTTTATTGTAGGTTTAGTTAATCTACTAGTCATTACTGCATCTACATTTAACTTATCTTGACCAGCTGCATCTAGAAGTCTTGCTCGTAGTGCATATGGTAGATAATGAAAATTAAGACCATAAAACCCTTTCTCTGCACTTTTCAAATACATAATTAATGGGAAAGTGTCGTAGTAAGGTAACTTTCTCGCTAATTTGGGTGCATAGATAAACATATTTAGGTGTTTAGGGTGGGGTTTGTTATTGAGTTTACCAGAACGCAAAAGTTCTGAAGTATTAGGAGTACCTAATTCTTTAATACGATTACGATACCATTGAAATGGTTCTGTACCAGTTTTTATCTGGTTTGATATTTTATCAAAGTAAGTTTCTTCTGCCATTAGAACCAACCCATTGCCATCTTAGTTTCTTCAGGCACCATGTCCATAGTAAACGGTGGTTGAAAAGTACAATTTGCAATACTTTCTTTTATACCATCAACTAGACCAGCCTTTTGTATCTCTTCATTTATCTCATCTGCCATAGGACAGAACGCACTTGTAAGGGTATGTGTTATTTTCACTACAGTATTATCCTCTAATATTTCAATATCATATATCAAACCCAAATGAATAACAGAAATAGAAGGCATCTCTGGGTCATAGACTGATTCTAAGTTTCTGACTACATCTGCCATAATTCTATTTTTTAATTCATTCATATAGTTATTTATATACCTAGTTCATCTTCTGTAATCAGAATAAATTCCATATTTCTATCATTACAATATTCTATTGCATTTTTCCATTTTGCATCATTAATAGCCCAGTTACGAACTTCATTAATATAGTTCTTGGTTTTTCTTTTTGGTGTTTTGGGTGGTCTGGTTTGTATCTTTGGTTTTACCTCTACAACCCATTTCTTTATTGTATTTTGTTTGGTTTTAACCTTAACATAGAAGTCTGGAAAGTATCTATGTATCTTTCCATCTATTGGAGAACGGTACGGTATAAAGAACTCTTCAGACCCCCATTCAAGTATTTTCTCATTACGGTCACAATATACCATAAACTTACGTTCCCACAAAGAACGATAAATAATGTTTGAGGGGTCACCCTTGTATTTTTTGGGGTAAGTAGGATAGTATTTTCCACGATATGCCATAATAACACCTAAATAGTTACAAGGATATTTATAAAGATGATTAAAAGTAGTTTCATAAAAGAACTGGACAAAGAGTCTGCAAACGCAATTCGTACAAATAGACAAGCGAATAAAGGATTCAAACCTAGAAATTCTCCTACACAGAACAATACGTTTGCAAAGATTGAAAAACAAACTGGTGCAGTTGCAAATCAAGTATTGACTTTTCCAGAAGACTTGGGAAGTACTGACCAAGGACATTTTATTATGTTCTTTATCAATGAACAGAAACACGCAAATGTTAAGTTTGGTTCTAGTGAAAAAGTATTTAAGTATGTTCAAGAAGGCCCGCCTGGACAAGGTGGTGGTGGTAGTGTTAAGGTTGCAGTTCCTAGAAATGATATCTCATTTGTATCAGATGCACAACAAGAAACTATTAATAAACAAAAAGGTCAGTCTACAGTAAGTATCAAACGAGCACCAACCCAAAGACTAACACAATCAATTTGTATGTATATGCCTGCACAAGTAAGTTCATCGCAAAAAACTGAATACTCTGAATCAGATATTGGAGCTCTTGCAAAAGTAATTGATAGTTTTGGAAGTTCACTTATGAGTACTGGTTCGTTTGAAGCAGGATTTGCAAATGCAAGAGGTGATATTGCAGAACAGACAGAACAAGCACTAAAACAAACTTTAGACTTTGTAGCGCCAGGCGCTAAAGCGATTGCAGAAATCCAAGCAGGAAAAGTATTCAGTAATCGTATGGAAACAGTATTTAAAGGTCTAAGTAAAAGAGATTTTTCATTTCAGTTTACAATGATGCCTAAATCAGAGAATGAAGCAAACATTGCAAAATCAATTGT